TTGTATGCCCAGCTTCAAAAGTGAGCAACAACAATAGCAAGTTTATAGAATACGACTTACCCGAACCACGCCCACCAGTTACAATATAATACCTTGCATCTGATGTTTGGATAGGGTTGTACTTTGGGTCTACTTCTATCACTTAAATTTAATAATATCTTTAAAGTTAATATTAAACCCATCAGAAGATGTAATATCCACACTTTCTTTTGGTTTACCATATCTGTAACCAAAGTATAAACTCATAGCACGACTATCACCTTTTAGAATTTGTTTACCTAGTGTTTTAATTACCTCATCATTATCTATAAGGTTATCTAGCTTTTCTATTAGTTTAAGTTCATCAGCTTTCTTTGGTCTACCAGCACCCTCTCTTACACCACCGTTATTTTTTCTTTTATCCATTTGATACAAATTTGTTTATTCAATTATATAACGTATTTAATTTGTGTTTTTATTTAGCTTTAATTTTAACAAGTCTTTTTTTAATTGTGTTCTTCTTTTACCCTCTGGTAATTTATCTAGTAGTTGTTGCATCTTTTGTATTATCTTTTTCATAGTTTTAAAATTCGTTTGGTTTATCTTTAGTTGTTCTTGTAGCGAAGTATATTCCTATTACAAGTATTGCTATTCCTATTATTGACTTCATAGTTTATTTGTTTTAGTGGGTGTTATTCGGTATTTGTCAACTACAATGTTTGGTTTACTCTCATCATAGCTTTTCTATTTCGTTTATTACTTCTTGGTAGTATTCTATGTTGTTAGATGGCTTTAGTATCTCACTTTCTAGTATAATACTTATATGCAGCTTTGCACATTGCTTTGCTATATTACCGCTTATTGTATTATTAAAGTCTTGACCATCTACATTGTAAAACTTCTTATATATGTTGTATGCTTTTTCTTTTGGTGTTTCCATAAATAGCCATTCTTTTTTAATCATATTAAAATAGTTCTGTTTGTTTTATGTTTGATTTTTTTATTATTCCTAATGCTGTTTCTAATATTGTTTTACCAGCTTCATAGTCTACCAGGTTTCTTGCTATTTTTAAAGTTCTTTGACTTCCTTTGTATTTTCTGAAATCGTAATCGTGAAAATCACATAAATCTTTTAATACACTTTTTTGGTTTAAATTACCAGAATTAGTTTTATTACTTAATTTATTTGGTAGTTTAAAGTTTGACCAGTATAAATGCCTATCTCTTTCTATTGGGTTAAACATTGGTTCATAGTATGGTATTACATTTTCAACCACATATTTACCTTTGCAATGATGTTGTAAAAATATTATTTCTTGATACAATTTCATATCTGGGTATGTTGGGTTTTTACCATTAGCACCAAAACCCCAAAATCTTGCTCTACTATGTGTTGGACAAGGTGGGCTACTCCAAATAAAATCAAACTCTTGGTAGTGTTCTAATAAGTATTGGTGTGCATCTGCAACAATAACTTTATCATCAGGGAACCTTTCTTTGTATAACCTGGCTAATTCTGGGTCTAATTCTACAGCAGTAACATCTACATTAGTTACTTCATCCCACTTATATCTGTTACCGCCTAAACAAGCATATAAATTTAATATTTTCATAATTCTGTTTTTATGTTGCACAGTTTATTATTTCGTATTCACTATTGTTTTGCTTCCATTCAAAAGACCTTAACACTAAAGCTGCACGTTCATCATACATTTCTTTTTGTTCTTCTTCTAGTGTTCTGTATTGCTTTTCATTTTTAGTATAATCACTATTGTATTTGCTTAACTTTTCTATTGCTTTGAAATAATCTTTTTCTAGTGTTGCATACTTTTTTTGTATTACTTCTAGTTTTGATATTTGGCTATACTCTATTTGTGATTTAACTATAAAGTTGCTTTCAAGTTTATCATAGTAATCAAATCTTGATTGTTTATAGATAGGATACATTTTGTTTGCGTGTATTGCAGTTGCGTGGTCAAATGATTTTCCTTTTGATTTTATAAAGTCTGATATGCTTACCCATCTCATATCAAGTTTGTTTCTTAATAAGTGACAAAGCAATGCTCTATGTTCTACGTATTCGGTTTGTCTTGTTTGTTTGTATATATCTATGCCAGTTAAAGTAATAAGTAATTCACTTACTTCTTTTGGTGTTTCTAATATTGTTGGTACTGTGTTGTAATTCATTTGCTTTGTAGTTTTTGGATGTATAAAGCTGCATCCATTAGTTCTTCTTTTAAGTGTTGTAAAAAGTCATCTTTGTTATTGTCTTGTAGTGTTGTTTTGTATTTGTCTATTCCTACACAACTTCTTATGTCAAACTCTCTTTTTAAATCTTCAACTATTTTATCTTTCATTTTATTTCTCCTTAAAAAGCAAAGTTTCTTTTTTGAACCCAAACGCACAGAAGTTGTTTGTTCTTTTGGTACAGGATTTACTTTTCTTTTTTTATCTTTCATTTTATTTCTTCTTTTAAAGCAAAGTTTCTTTCTCTATACATCTTGTTGTATGCTGAAATTTTCTCTTTGTTATTATCTCTATATTTCTGTCTCGATAAAGCATAAGCATCTGGATTGTTTTTTCTCCACAGCTTAATTCTTTTTATTAAAATTTCTCTGTTAACCTCTCTGTATTCTTTTTGTTGTTTCAATATTGCCTCTCTGTTGGCTAACCTATATATTTTCTTTGCTTTTTTTTCTTTCAGTGTCATATTTATTCTGTTCTTAACTTTAAAAGGTGATAGCACTCTGCATATTTTTGTCTTGCTTTACCTTTGTATTCTTGTTTAAATAATTCGTATAGCTTTCTAGTGTATTGGTATTTAGTTGTGCAGTCTTTAAAATACTTACTTGCAAACACCTTACCCTTACCCAAAAAGTATTGCACATTGTCGGCACTATCCCCGATTATAAATTGCTCATAGAAATTGTACATAGCTTCTTCTTCTGTTATGTCTAAAACCACTTGGTGTTTGTAGTGATAGTTGTACATCAAGCAAGGAAACTGTTTGTAGTCTTTATCTATTGATACAATCATAACCTCATCCCTACCTAAATCATCACTAATTTGTTTCCAGTACCTAGCAACCATATCATCTGTTTCAATACCGTAACCCCATATGCTATCATATTGGTCTTTTACAAATTGATGCATCTCATTTAATAATGGTGGTAATTCTTGTTTCTTTCTATTGGCTTTGTACTTCTTTGTTATTAGCTTTCTAAAGTTACCCTTTGAACCACTAAAACATAGCACTTTGTCTATTGTATATTTTTCTTCCAAGTCGTTAACAATCTTCATATACTGCTGGTCAAACTTGTTTCTACTATCCTCTATATTGGTGTAGTACTTTTCATCATCTGGTGTTTCTCTTTTGCGGTAACAACTTGCAAAGATTAAACTATCTGCATCTACTAATAAAATCATATCTCTGTTTTTTTAATAATTAAAATACTTCACAGCTTTCAATACAACCATTTGAAATATCTAACTCTGTTCCATCGTGTAGTAATGAGTGCTGGTAATTAGTGTTTCTTGCATCATCTATTGGTAATTCAAAATTTTCTTTACTCATTTGCTCAATATCTTCTACTAATTTGTTTCCTCTAAAAAACCTAAATGGAGGTTCAATTACTTTATCTAAACCAGTTTTTCTATCTTTTTTTATTATTGGTTTGTTTTCAAATTGATTTTCCATTTCTTTAAAAAAATCATAATGTTCTGGGGTCTCTTTATAAATAGTTGCTAATTTTCTAAAAGATTTTTTCCAGCAAGTTTTACAGTTTCCTTGATAACCTTTTAATTGTAATCTAAAAGGCATTTTGTCCCAAAAAGCATTTATTATTGGCTTTGTTATATCTGCAGTCACTAAAGGATACCAATGCTCTCCACATCTATCAATTTCATCTGCTCTTATGCCGATTGCAAGACTATATTCTTTTTTTAATTTCCATCCAATACTACTCATATATCTATAAAGAACATCACCTTTTAATCTTGATGAACATAAAGGTGTTTTAACCGCTGGTACACCATATCTTTCTATAACTTTTTTAAAAGGATGATTTTTGTACCCATCTTCTTTTTCACCTTTTTTATCACTTCTATATGCTGTATCAAAATTAACAATTTTAAAAGATGGTTTGTCATCCTTAACATCAAATTCTAACCAAACAATTTCAATTCCAAAATACTCTTGGCACTTTTTAATAAAAACTAAAGTTTCTTCATTTTCTTCACCAGTATTCATAAAAACAAATTTGTATTTATGTTTTGGATATTTTAATAGCAAATGATTAATCATATAAGCGCTTGTTTCACCACCACTAAAACTAACCAGTATTTTTTCTTTTGGATTTTTCATAGGTTCTAATCATTAAAGTTAAAGAGCATTGTTTCATTTAAGTTCTGTACAAAATCATTATGTTCTTTGTAGTGGTTTTTCCAATTATAACCCATTATTTCAAGTAGCATTTCTGCATCTTTTAAATCTATTTCGTAATTCATTTTTTTTCTATTTTTATGTGTTTTGTTAAAATGCTTAAAGCAATTACAATATTATCATAATCTACTTTATAATCTAATGCGTGTTCAAATAGAGCGATTAAATCTAATTGCTCTTGTTCGTTTTTATCTATATAGTGAAATGGTTTCATTATAATTCTGCTTGTGCTTCTTTAATCATTTCAAGGTGCATTTCTTGCATCTTCTTTTGTTCTTTAGTAACCATACTAATAATTGATGGTAAGTCTCTAAAAAGCTGGTCTACATTCATCACAAGCATTTTGTCATTGTTATACCCAATATATAACTCCCCATCTCTACACCATAAAGTATCTGTATCATATACATAAGTATTTTTTAATGCTGCTTCTAATTGCAAAATTTCTTTTTCTAATTCTTCTATTCTGTTATCTTGTCCCATTTGTCTATTGTTATGTTAAGTTTTAAATAATTCTTTTTACCTTGTTTTACTTGGTAGTTAATTTGTACATCAGTTATTTCACTATCTTGTTCAGTATGAAATTCTATTTGCTTCTTTAACTTTTCCCAAGCTGCTTCATTTACTATCATAGCGCAATATACATTAATCTATATTATAAACAAAACATTTAACAACTAATTTGGTTCTATATTTATATTTATTCTAACCGCTTGATTTTCTTTAAGCAAGTAAACATCTTTAAGCAATCGTTTCTTTGTCCACATTGTAGTATCTGGGCAATACTTTTTTACTGGCTTCGGCATCTCTAAAGTATCTAACCAATACATAAAGTTACCTTTAGGGTCATTAACAAAAAATAACTTAACAACATCAAGTGCCATTAAGCTATCATATTTATCTTTTTCAATTAGTTTATCTTCATAGTACTTATTTCTAAATTTCATCTCTATAACGCAATCCTTACCTTTAGGTGTTTTACCTTTTGCATCGTATCTAGAATAACCCTCACCAGTCCATTCTAGTTCCCAGCCATCAAG